ACCCACAACCAATTTGCACAAGTAGAGATCCGGCAGGATGGAGTCAAATAAAACTCGATTATTACGGTTTAGAAGGAGGTTATCAACATTGGTAAAAAACATAATCCGCTATCATAAAGAAAAAGAGCTTAATGAGATTCCGATAAGAATTGAAATCTTTAGAAATAATGCCATACCACAGCAAGCAACAAAATAAGATCATACATGGGTAAAACATACAAACAATATAAAGGCGTTAAATATCCTGACAAGGATGCTAAGAATCGGAAGCCAGCAAGATCATGTTTAAATCACGGCGGCTGCGAACACTGCCTGTCAAACAGAATGCACAAATACAACAAGCGACTGATAGATGATTTCACCCAATACCAAAGCACCAATGATAATAAGATCACAAGACACAGCACAAACCAGAGAGCCGAAAATGACAGATAACAACCCAATCATCCCTGATAAGCCAAAACACGCCGGAGGACGACCAGTCAAATACGAAACACCGGAACAAGTTCAAACTCTTATTGATGCCTACTTTAATTCACGCCTAAACGAAGAAAAACCATGTACTATCCAAGGCTTAGCAATAGCACTCAACTTATCACGACAAGGACTCTTAGAGTATAATAAAAAAGATCAGTTTTCTGACGTAATAAACAAAGCCAGAGCAAGAATATGTAATAATGTCGAGGAAATGCTGTTCACAGGACAACCAGCAGCAGGGCCTATTTTCTGGTTGAAAAACAATGCTGGATATCAGGATAAGCAAGAGATAGCACATACCGGAGCAGACGGCAAGCCACTTACAATTATAGTTTCCAGGGGAGCTGACAGGCCACAGATAGAGGAACATGTGCCGGATGCTGAGTTGATAGAGGAATAGACCGCCTGAGAGGCCACAGGTTCAACGATCTCAATGAAGTCCATAGGAGAGTATGCGCCAAATAAACATAAAATCATTAAGATCTAACATGAGTAGCGAGCTTGACAATTTACCGTTCGCAATAACCAAAAAAGGCCAGGTCATTGCGGTTGTGTGTACACCTGAAACAGAGAAAGCGACTCCCAAGTGTACACCTGAGTTAGTTGAGTGTACACCTGAGACCATAAAACCCGTTATTGAGTGTACACCTGTAATTAAGAGTGTACACCAGGCCAAAGCTAAACTCGATAAGATAGTTACAAAGAAGACACAAGCGACATGGGTTAATCCATTGGCCGGAACAAAGCTTGCACCCAAAGCATAATAGGTTGATACTCTGTCCCAGAAATAAAAGAGTATTGCCCCACTTTAATAATCAATCACCTAAAAAAGCCTCAAATAAGCCTTACAACGTCCGATAATAACTAAATATGTTAATTCTATACAATTCCTTATCCCATACCCTAACCCCCTGATTTGCTTATTATTCTCTTAACTCTCATTATAAATAGGGATAGTTATTACTCCTTATCTGGATACCAGCACCACCATCGTCAGCTCATTTCCAGCCGATTCAGCCACGACATATCAGATAGTTACAAGCGCACTGCGGCCAAAGTGGATACCCAAGACCCCCCCTATATCATCCTGAGATTATCACCCCATACCACTACGCCATACCAGCTACTATACTCTATACTGAGTACTCGTAATGGATTTGCGTGCAGTACTGAGGACACCAGCCAGCCTGAGACCCAATCCTGATTTAAGACGGGGGGTACCCAAAGACCCACCCCCATAATTTTATATTTCAATTTACCCACGCAAAATTTTCCAAAATTCCAGAAAGTTCTTGACAATCACAATCTTCTAATAATAAAATCATGTTAAATGTTGTGTGGCATAATTGACAAGTTTGGAAATCACGGCTGGTAAGGGCAGTGTATATAGAAAAGGAATTGACCCGGAAGATTACTAATTATCTTTTGCCCCACAACATTTGCTATTAGTTTTTATCCAAAAATTTTTCCAGAGATTTTAGAGGAGGCGTTATGTCTATTATTGCAAAAACATTTACTGTTTATGGTTGGGAATGTAGGGTATGTGGTAAAGGATTAAATCCTACAATTCCTGAATGTAGGGCTGAAACACACTGTTATCTTGAACCGCCCGATTATTGTGGCTATTGTGGAGCTAAACTTTCAAGACTTTCAAGTAAAATAAAAAATTTTACAATTCAATACACTTACAAGCATACAGAAACAGGCGAAATGAAAACGCAAGACGTACCAATTGAAGATATTGAACAAGGAGCATTGAGTGGTTTTGTGGCAATAATGGCAGGATTAAATGGCTATGAGCTTATAGGCCGTGAAATTGTAGCTTAGGAACGTTAATGGGAGGAAGGTTTTTATTCCTGGTATCGTTGGCGAATCAAGTCCTAAAATAATATGGTTTGAGACAGTTGAAAAGAATAGTGAATGAGGCGCCGGACACTATTTATTCACCATATGTAACATATGAATATAGAGAAATATAAAGATTGGAGTTGTTTTATGACGTCTTTCTTGTATAACAATCTTAAATTTATTCTTCTTTTCTTCCGCAAGCAGGGCTTTAAGTTCAGCTATTTCGGATTGATGTTTTACCTCTTTTTTTACAAGAAGTTTTTGCAAGTGCGTTATTTCTTTTCGCTGTTCTATGATTATTTGCTTGTCTATGGGGCTACTTTTACTCATTTTAGGCTCCAATATAATATTTTTATTAATTGGTTATTTTTTGGTCGTGAATGGAAACGTGTATTTTTTACTATACAACGCTAAGTTGTGTAATATTGTATTTTTCAGGAGGTCTATCATGAAAAACATATTTCTCAAGTTTCAGTTTTTTATTCTCCGTGTGAAGAATGGTGAGCTTCTACTCTTGTTTCAACTTTATAGTCTCAAGTTTCAGAACCTTTTGTTGAAGACGTACAACTTGTGTCTCAAGCTTCGTAATTTTTTGTATAAGAGATATTGCCGTTTCTGGTTCGGGACTCGTGCTTTTTATTACTTTGCTTTTCATGGAGTCATCCTCGATCAAGATTTAGATTTTTTATATGACGACACACAACATATGGATATAGAGAAATAAGATAATTTATGGAAATTCACATACCGTACAATTTCACACCGAGGTCATATCAGGTTCCTTTTTTAGATGCTATGGAGATAGAGAATAAGAAGCGTGCTGTACTTATATGGCATAGGCGCACTGGCAAAGATAAGTTATGTTTGAATTTTACCATAACTGAGGCGTGGTTGAGGGTAGGGTTATATGCTTATTTATTTCCGACCTATAAACAAGGCAGGAAGGTTTTATGGAACGGGATAGACAAAGACGGATTTCCGTTCATGAATCATTTTCCTGAAGAGATAGTTGCTAATTCTAACGACACAGAAATGCGCAAGATTTTAAAGAATGGTTCTATTTTTCAGATATTTGGTACAGATGATATTGATGCGTTCATGGGTGTGAATCCAGTAGGTTGTGTTTTTAGTGAATATGCGCTTCAGATACCAGGAGCATGGGACTATATCAGACCGATTTTACGAGAAAATGATGGATGGGCTGTCTTCAATACAACTCCCAGGGGACGGAACCATGCGTTTAAATTAGCAGAAATGGCAAAACATAATAAGAACTGGTTTTTTCAGGTATTAACAGCCAATGACACAAAACTACCTAATGGAAAGCCTGTAATTACAGAAAAGATGGTACAAGAGGAACGTGATGAAGGTATGTCGGAACAACTTATTCAGCAGGAATTTTATTGTTCTTTTGACGCAGCACTTGACACTTGTTTTTTTGGCAACACATTAGCAAGACACACAGAGACAGAAGACGGCATAAGGGGCGATCTTAACGAAAAGTTAGAATTCACACCAAATCCTCGTGGTATTCTTGAGATATGGGAGCAGCCTTATAATAAAAAACCTGACTGGGATCAGCTTTACTGGAGAAAGAGATACGCCATAGGGTCGGATGTTGCAGAAGGATTAGAACGTGATTTTAGTGTAGCGTATGTTTATGATAGAGTGACGTTTGAGTTTGTAGCTCGTTTAAGGTCGAATAAAATAGACGCTCATTTCTGGGGGGATTTGCTTAATAGATTATCTTTATATTATGACAGGGCGATTATTGTGCCGGAAAGAACTGGTGCAG